AGCAGCGCGCGCAGATCGTCGAGGGCGTGACCAGCCGCCTGGCAGACGAGATCCGTACCAAGCTGCTGCGCACGTTGTCGACGGCGACCAGCACGCCGGAGATCCAGTCGCAGTTGCTCGAGGTGCTGCCGGAGCTGGACGAGAATCTGGCTTCGGTGTTCGGCAACAAGGAGGCTCGTGCGCTTACGATCGCGCGCACGGAGACCGGGAAGGCGTACAACTCCGCGGCCTTCGAGGAGTACAACGAGGGCGGCGTGCGCGAGCTGGAGTGGGTCGCGTCGAACGATGCGACGACTCGGGCGTCGCACATGGAGCTCGACGGCCGGCGTGTGAAGCCCGGCGAAGAGTTCAAGCCCGGCCTGCGCTTCCCGAACGACCCGAACGGCGCGCCCGAGGAAGTCATCAACTGCCGGTGCGTGCTCGCGCCGATCACCTGACCATGGAAGTCCTAGTCCACAACAGCGAAGTCCAGAAGCTGGCGGCGCGCATCCTGAACGGCATCGCGACGCCGGCCGAGCTGGCGTCCGCGAAGTCGGAGGACGTCTTCGCGATCAAGCTGGACACGTCGGCGATCCACGTTCGCGGCGTGGCGGCTCCGGTGTCGAAGGCCCAGGACGGCGGGCGCACGCGGCGCTTCATCGCCAGCGACGAGACGGCCGACCGCATGGGCGACATCATCCGCGTCGCCGGCTGGAAGTTCGAGCAGTTCGAGAAGAATCCCGTCGCCCTGTGGGGCCACGATTCGGACGCCTTCCCGATTGGTCGCGTCCATGACTGGACGATGGAGCGCGAGGCCGGCCGTCCGGTTTTGCGCGAGTCGATCACCTACTTCTCCGAGGCCGCGAACCCGGCGTCGGAGGCTGTCCTGCGGATGATCGACGAGGGCGGCCTGCGCGCGGTGAGCGTGGGCTTCGTGCCGACGCGCGCGTACAAGCCGAAGAACGAGGCCGAGCGGAAGGAACTCGGCCTCGGCCCTTACGGCGTGCTGTACGAGGAGCAGCAGCAGCTCGAGCTGTCGAACTGCTCGATCCCGGCGAACCCGAACGCGCTGCTCTCGAAGTCGCACAAGCGCGACCCGATCGCCAAGGCGATGTCGGACATGGTGAAGCGCGGGGCGATCTCGCGCGAGATGGCCGACGACCTCCTGATGCGCGTGGCCGGCATCCAGCCGACGCGGCGCACGTTCGCGGTGGGCGCGGTCGAGAAGCTGGAGCAGGACGAACTGGATGCCGTGTACGGCGCGTGGCGCGACGCGGTGAACATGTCGGCCAGCGAGTTGAAGGCGTGGGACGCGAACGAGTGCAGCCGGAAGGCGAGCGTAGACGCGGACGCCGTGATCAAGCGCAACCTCGAACTGCTCGAGACGCCGAAGGACAAGTGGGACCGCCGTCTCGTGGACAACGCGAAGCGGACGATCTCGTTCGTGGCTCGAATGAAGAACATGGAGCAGGGCGAGCCAGTCAGCGAGGCGTGCCCGATTTCCAAGCGCGACATCTCGCTGAAGAACTGGGCCTACGATCCGATGAAGAAGTCCACGAAGAGCGAGCCCGCGCCGGCCACGGCGGCCGACCCCTTGCAGGAGTGCGTGTCGTCGAAGATTCCCAAGTTGATCGACGAGCACCCGGAGTGGGAGATCGATCAGGCGGTCGCGGTGGCCTACAACATGTGCCGCGAGGGCACGGCGTCCGTCGAGTCGCCGGCCGAGGAGTCGAAGTCGGCGTGCGCGTGCGGCGCGAAGACCAAGGCCGCGCCCGGCGAGTTGAAGGTCGGCGACTTCGTGACGTGGGAATCGAGCGGCGGCCAGGCGTTCGGCGAGATCGTGGACGTGGAGACGGAGGGCAAGATCGAGGTGCCCAACTCGGATTTCAGCGTCGAGGGCACGTCGGAAGATCCGGCGGCGATGATCAAGATCTACCGCGCCAACGAGGAGGGCGAGTACGAGGAGACGGACGTCTTCGTGGCGCACAAGTTCTCGACGCTGACGAAGGTGGAGATCGAAGTCGAGGTCGAAGAGGCCGAGGAAGAAAAGCCGATGGAGATGTCGGCCGATGCCGTCAAGGCGCTGGCTGCCGCGCTCGACGCGCAGATCGCCGCGCTCACGGCTCTGGACAAGGGCCTGCGTCGCCTCAATGATTCGATCGAGGCGCTGGAGAAGCGTTTCGACGAGGCCGCGATCGAGAAGATCGCCGGCGAACCCAAGAACAAGGCGGCCGCTCTGCGGTCGTCTGGACGCGAAGACGCTGCGGCGTTCTTCGCGCAGGTGGCCGAGCGCGTCGCTCGGTCCCTGTGACAACCTTAGACCGCAGAGGGAAAGACAGATGGAAATCAACAACCAGTCGGTCGAGGCGCTGTCGCAGGCGCTCATCGGCCAGCTCAAGTCGAATCTGGACCAGCGCGACGCCGCGTTGTGCGAGCGTCTCGCCAAGCAACTGGACGAGAAGCTGGAAGCCCAGCGTCGCGAAGCCGACGCCAAGGCGGCCCGCTTCGCGGTGCCCGGTCTGGCGCAGGACAGCAAGGAAGTGAAGGAGTTCTCCTTCGCCAAGCTGATCGGCGGCCTGATGAAGGGCAACGTCGCGAAGTTCGCTCCGCTCGAGTACGAGATGTGCTCGGCCGCGGCCGGCACGGTCGACTCGGCCGTGGTGACGAAGGACATGGTGACGACCGTCGACTCGCTCGGCGGCTTCATCGTGCCGAACCAAGTCATGTCGGCCCAGATCATCCCGCTGCTGCAAGCGGCGGTCGTGGCCTTCGAGGCCGGCACCGTGCGCATGTCGGGCCTGAGCGGCTCGCCGGTCCAGATCCCGAAGATCACCGGCGCGACGACTGCGTACTGGCTGGGCGAGGTCGAGGCCGTCACCAACAGTGACATGACCTTCGGCCAGATCGACCTGTACCCGCACGACGTCTTCGCGCTCTGCACGCTGTCGAACCGTCTCATCGAGCTGGGCGCGCCCGGTGCCGAGCAACTGGTGCGCACGCAACTCGCGCGCGACATCGGTCTCAAGATCGACGCGGCCGTGTTCAACGGCACCGGCGCTGCCGGCCAGCCGATCGGCATCTACAACACCTCTGGCGTCAACTCCTACACTTGGACGACCAGCACCTCGGTGTCGGCTTCGACGGCGTACGGCCACCTCCTCGGCATGGAGAAGGAGCTGTACCTCGACAACGCGCAGACTGTCGGCGAGTTCGTGTGGGCCGTCCACCCGACCTTGTTCAACTCGCTGCGCAACATGGTCGACCCGGGCAACCCGGCGGCCGCGAGCGCGAACGTCCAGCCGAAGAACCGTCCGTTCATCGACGCGGGCAAGATCGAGCGCATCATCGGCCACCGTTACGTCATCTCGACGCAACTGCCGACCGACAAGCTCCTCCTCGGCGCCTTCGCTTCGTCGATGGTCGCGGAGTGGGGCACGATGGTTCTCGCGGCCAGCCGCGAGGGCACGAACTTCACCAAGCGCCAGACGCAGATCCTCGCCGGCATGACCGTCGACGTGGGCGTGCGTTATCCCGAGGCGTTCGTCGCTTCGACCGTGAGCGTCTGATCCTTGATCAACAACTAGGAGAACAATTCCATGCAACACAACTCCCAGACCCATCTCCAAGTGGTCGAGGCTCTGCCGACCATCAGCCGTGCGGCTGGCACCTACACCAGCGCCAGCTACTTGGACACGACCGGCTTCTCCGAGGCCATTGTGATCCTGACGGCCGGCACTCACACGACCGGCACGACCGACGTCAAGCTCCGCAGCGCGACCGACAGCAGCGGAACTGGCGTGGCCGACGTCCCCGGTGCCAGCTTCACCCAGATCACCTCGGCGAACGATGAGAAGCTGTTCATCGGTCGCATCAAGTTGACGCCTGTGACGGCGGGCACGAACCAAGCGGGCAACACTTCGAAGCCCAATCCGTTCCTGCAAGTGTCGTCGACGGTCGCGACCGCCGCGGGCATCTACGGCGTGACCATCCTGCTCGTCGGCCCCGTGGCGCCGAACGTGATGGGCACCACCCTGAGCCGCGACCTTGCCAGCCCGACGCCGAACCTCGCGACGTCGTACGCCTTCAACGTCGACTGATCGAGTCGAGATCGACACGAGGGCCGTCGTCGCCGAGCGCGGCGGCGGCCCTCTTCCTTCTGTAGGATCGCGGCATGAAGCTCATGATGGTGAACCACGGGAACGTCCTGCACGACCCGAAGGCCGCGGGCCCAAACAAGGTCTGGCTCTTGTCCGGCCAGACGCTCGACGTGGACGACCCGTGGGTCGCGCGCGAGATCGCGGGACAGGAGTACAAGCTCGTTCCGGCGACGCCGGGCGCGGTGCTGACGTCGAAGGCCAAGTGGCCGGCGGCGCTGCTCAACAGGTACACGGCTTCGGCGCCGGCGATCACGCCAGACGCGCCGGAGCAGGAATCAGGTAGCGTGGAGTCCAAGCGGCGCGGCCGCAAGAAAGCGAGCGAGGGATGAACTTCGACGGCAAGAACACGATGCGGCCCTTGTCGCTGCTTGGAGCGACGACGGTCAGCAACACGACGCCGGTGTATAGCGTCTCGGTCGAGCCGAGCGGCTATCGCTACACCCTGTTCGTGCTGAATCAATACAGCGCGACCGCGGTTGTCTACACGGCCTCTCTTCAGGAGAGTGACGACAACGTCAACTTCACGGACATCGGCGAAGTCGTGAGCGCGAACGTCGCCGCGACTGTGAATGCCAAGTCGTTCCTCGTGCGTCACGAGGCCGCGAAGAGGTACACGCGGGTCAGGTTCACCCGCGATTCGGGCGCGACCACAATCATCGGTGTGACGGCCGTCCAATACGGGAAGATCAACAGCAGCGAGGCAGCGTCCCTCATCCCTCTGGTGGCACAATGAGAAACGACTACAAGTCCGAGATGCGGATTGTCGGCATCCGCAGAAACAGCGTGACCATCACCGCTGCGCCCACGAACTTCACGAGCGTGGACACTCAGGGCTATCGCTCCTGCCTGTTCATCTGCCACGTCGACTTTTCGATCGCTGGCAAGTCGATGACGCTGGAGGTTCAGGACAGCGACGACAACACAACGTTCTTCCCGACCAGCGCGTCCTACACCTTCACCGGCGATCAAGCTCTGACGGCTTGTCCTGCGTTGGTGGATGCCTCCAAGCATCGCCGCTACGTTCGCCTGACCGTGACGGCATACGTTCCGTCGATCTCGCCTAGCTGCGTCGCGATCCTCTTCAACGAGAACATCACCCCCGACGCTCTTGCGAACGTCGATTCCGCGGTGCTCTGAGCCATGGACTACACGACACGCGCACGAGTCAAGACGCTGCTCGGCATCGCGAATGCGGACGTGTCGCAGGACTCCCTCATCGACCAGCTCATCACGTCGGTGTCGGAGCGGTTTGACGCCGAGATGCGGCGTCACAGCCTCCAGACCTCGCGCGTCGAGGTCTACCCGATCAAGCTCTCGCGCCGGCTGGTGACGCTGAAGGGCGCGCCCGTGAACGGCGCGGTAACGTTCACGATCAAGCTGAACGACACGACGGACTTCACGACGGCGACGACGCTCGTGCGGAACGACGACTACGTCCTCGAGGACACGGCCGGCGTGGTTCGGCTGGTGAGCCAAGGGACGCCGTTCACGGCCGGGTCGATGGCTCGGCCGATCCTGCCGTACTACATCCAGATCACCTACACGGGCGGTCTGGCGACGACGACGGCGAACCTGATCTCGAGCTATCCAGACCTCGCGCAGGCGTGCGACTTGCAGGTGGCGTATCTCCACCGCCGGCGCACCAGTCCGGGCGGCGACGTCAAGGTCGGCGACAGCTACACGTCGTACACGAAGGATTACGGCATCCTCGACGAAGTCCGCTCGACCCTCAACAAGTACAAGCGACTTACGCTGTGACGGAGGCGCGCGTTAACATCGACAAGCTGGTCGGCGTGCTGAAGAAGCTGCCGTCGGCGATCGATGTAGAGATGCGCAAGGCGTTCCGGCAGCACGGCCTAAACTTCAGGGCGTCGATGATTAAGGACCGCTTCGGCGGCTTCCAGAGCAGCGCGCCGCGCCCCGAGGGCGGCAAGATGCAGAATCGCACTGGCGCGTTGCGTCGG